GACGCACTAGCCAGCAAGTCAAGCGAGAGGCTGGCAAGCAGACAGAGGCCCTAAACAACTGGAATGGCCGTTTACATTGGTCGAAGGTTATTAAGCAAGCTGTTAAACAGGCTGAGAAAAAAGTACGCACTGAACAAAAACGACAAGCCAAATCACGCCCGCACGAGCCAACAAAGGCTGAATTAAGCAGTTATAAGTACGCACAAAGCCAGTTAAAGCAAAAAGACATACCTGATAGATATAAGCAGCTATACAAAGCAGATATTCAAGACTTTGAGAAGAAATGGGGCAAGCGATGACGCTTAAAATTGAAAACAAGCTAGTCACAGACGGCCAGGCACTAAGTACGCGTATCATAACTTTACGCAATCAATCAACGATTCCGACGTTTGTATTTAGGCGTAAAGTGCTAACAGTGAGTGATGATGATTATGAGCGTTCAGACTTATCATGGGCAGGCCTGGGTACAGTAAGTGACAGTGATGAGCATTCAATAGATTATGAGCCTTTAGGACACGCAATGGTCGTGCTACTAGATAGCTTAGGTGGTCCTATGCACGATAGCGGGATGTTTATCACACCAGAGCAATTTAGTTCAATGGTATTGATTGAGCCTTACGATATTGATTTGGAAGGCGATGATCGCATAAGAATGAGACCAGACTGGAACCCCCAAAAAGGCGACTTGTTTTGTTTCTTGCTAAACAACCATAAGGAATACCAGGAGTGCGTGGGCGTGGTTGGTAATTCATTATTGGTGAGTCATGGCCATAGGTACCTATTAAACCAAAGATTTGACCTGGAATATTTAGATGCGTTCGATGAAAGCAAAATTGAGGATGTTGAGACGCCATATAAGTAAGGTTTTGGATGTAATCAACCTTGCCCTGGTATTTATTTTGACTTTCTTGATGTAAGCCTGTCAGTAATGCCAATCAACCGCCTTAAATGGCGGTTTTTTGCTGTTGGAACACCCCTAAATAGGCGATGTAGGCGAGTCTTAATATAACCCTATCGGATATGTTTAATTTTTTCAATGACGATAGGAAGTGCCTTATGAATAAAGAACAAGCCAAACAACATTTATCCGTTGTTTCTAGTGAATTAACCAAAACACGCCAATTTATGCGTGAATTTGCGAAGTTCGACACCAAACAATCTGACGTTGCACAATTTGACTCAATGATCGCAGCCAACTCGCATGACCGTGAAATGGGATTACAGGCAATTCCTGAGTCATTGCAAAAACTGTTAGAGGCTCAAAACATCGCAGCTACAACAGCTGGCAAGCAAGCGATATTTGACGGCTTACGTGATGGTATTGCAGAGTATCAACGTCGTAACGGCGGTGATATGCCACCAGTAGAAGTTGTGCAATCAGCTTTATCAGCTGCTACCGCATTTACTGAAAACGCACATCGCGGTGATGACAATGATCCATCGTTCGACAGCCTATCATTTAGCCACCATGAAGCCTTATCAGTAGTACCAGCTGCCGTACAAGTTGTTATTACTATGGGTATCGCAAACAGCCTACCATTAATCTCAATGCTACCTAACCCTACTGGCTCAAACGAAGTGCCAATCGTTGCCGGCGAAGGTACCGCTGGCATGGATATGGGCGTTATGCGTCGTGGTGAATTAATCGACGGTGAAAAAGCTGGTTTACCATACTTCGATAACCGTCACCTATTGGTAATGGAAGATGCTGGTGAGGGTAAGTTCACCCTTGAATCACATGTTGCTTACACTAAAGAAATTCGTGACAACAAAACTACCAAGTTTGTTGTAGATAAAGACTCTATCAAAGCTCCATTCTTGGGGGGTCGTGTAAGCATTAAAGTTCGCGGCGTGGAAGTTGCTAATGATAATCATCGAAACCACCCAACTTTTGGCGGTAAGAGTACGCTACAACCTCTTGAACCAGTCACTTTAGGTGCTGATACCTTTATCGTTAAGTTAGCAGTTGCAGACCTTGACAATCACACAGTTGAAGTTGCTTTTGACACTACCGATGGTGCTACCCCTAAAGCAGACGAAGTAGAAGTTGAATTAATCTTTGACTATGAACGTAAAGACGAGAAAGGTGAGTATATTTTACGCGCCCCAAGTCACGACATGGCGTTTAACTACTATGGCGTTTACGCTTATCCAAGCCGCGCACGTTCAAGTGCTACCATCGACGCTATCACCCAGCTACAAAATGAGCTTGGCATTAACTGGTATGCAGCCGCTCAAATGATCTTTATCAACAAGTACAACTTTGAGCAAAACGGCCGCTTGCTACGTGGTGCAGTTAACCAGTGTTTAGCTAACCAAGAGAAGCATGTCAAAGTGTTTGATGCTGATATCGCTGGCGTGACTCATACCACATTAACTGATCTTTACTCAAACATTCGTGTTGTCCTAGGTAAAGCTCGTACCGCACTATCAACAATCACCAACACAGCTATTGGTCAGTACGATTTATACGTGTCAGACCGTGGTGCAGCGTTCTTTGAAGCTATGAGCCGCGACGAATATACCCCAACTGGCGAGCAGTACGGTGATCAATACTCAATCTACCGCATTGGCCAGTTAAACACTGGTGCAAACATTTACTACGTGCCAGCCTCAATGGGCGTGTTCAACGAAGATGAATTAACCCAGGGCGGCTATGCGTTGTTAGTACCACGTGCAACAACACCAGCTAAAGCACCA